TAGTTGCCCTGACGGCTTTTGAATAGTCCGCAAAACTGCCGAAACCACATAACCGTTCTTTTGACCTTTAAGGTCAGTCGGCATGATGATCGGCAGTACCGGGTAGGTAGTCACTAGAAATCGCCTTCAGGTTGCAACAGTCGAAGGGTGACTGTCCCTGTCGTGGTGACCGCCCATAGGCCGTTTTGGGGTGGCAAGATCATCATCGTTATAACGTCTTTTTTGGTTACGAGTCCAGTGGTGGTAGTTACTGCCGATCCGCCTATGTGGACATCGTTACCGACTGGTTCCAAGTAGATGGTGCGGGTCGCGTTGGCGGTTTCACCAATTATTAGGGTCGGGCTTGTTGTCACGGTAATAGTTGACGCAATCATTTTGGGTCCTTCTTTCGGATGATTGGTTCTACTGTTTTGTTTGTAAGAGCTGCCATTCCGTTACCGACCGAGTAGCCAATAATCATCGTGATGATCGGGACACCTTCGGATGTTTGGAGTTTGCCGATTGACAAAAGGACAGTGATACAGATCAGGCCGACTAATGCGATGAGGGCTTTACTGGGGTTGAAAGTCATGACGGCCCGATGTCTTCGACAAGCATGAAAGCAGGGAACGTCGAATCGCGTTGGAGTGTTGGTGCGCCTGTGGTGACGTTCACTGATGCTGTGCCAACAACAGTTTTGGTTGCCGAACTAGCGTAGGTGACCACATCAACTACGCACACGTTGCCAGTCATCATGAGAGCTGCGGATGTTTGTAGTCGCCCATAGTTCATAGTTGCGCCTGCAGCGTTTGTGTCTTTGATTGACAGGTTGACATAGCCTGATACCGCTGACGGCGTTTGGACTTGTGGCTCGTAGTAGGTGATTCGGTAGTAACGGTTGGCGACCGCTGACCATGTGACAGTCATACCAGTGGCGATGACATCGCTAGTTGTCAGTGTGTAGTCGGCGGTTGATTCGGCGTAAGCCATGACACCACGGGGGAACTGGTTACATTCCGTGGCGGTCAAAACTTGACCTGCTGTGAAGTTGTCGTTAGGACTTATCGCCATGGCTTAGGGCCTTTCAGGGAATGTGACGGTGGGGGTTGGTTCCCATGTGGCGGGGAAGTCCCGTAGGGCTTGGCGGTAGGTCGCCCATGCCGTTTTGTCGGTTGGGGTGTCTGGGATCATCGCCCAGTCGGATTCGACTAGGAGAGCGTCACGGCGTAGGCGCATACGCTCTATGAGCCATTCGTCGGGTGCTGAGGTTTCATGGGGTGCTAATAGATTCATCATGCCGCCTTATAGAAAACATTCCAGTTGATAGTGTCGTTAATTGCCCAAGTGAACGGGATAGTAGCAACAACTGCTTGTGCTGTGAGATAAGTCGCGTTTGAGTTTTGTTGCTGTAAGTAGACAGTAGAGGCACTACCGACACAATTAACTACACCGGGATACATCGCTACTGCTGAAACATCGTAAAACAGGGCTGAACCGATGACATTTCCAAACGATGTTTGTGTTGAATCAATGTTGATTGGAACCGATAGGGACTGTCCACCACCCAAAACCACTGAAGTGGAACCCAAAGTGACCTTGCCAAAATAGTGCACATAGTTATTAACTCGGCAGTAACTAGAACTGACTGTGCCGTTACCCAAAGTAAAGTTCGTCATCGTCGGTGTGAAAGCCGTATAGGTTCCTAGGACCGTGTTACCGATCGCGACCTTCGCCTCCAACGCCTCAACCGCATCGTTAATGTCGGCGTGCTGTTGAGCGTGCGACGGCGAAGTCAGCAGGCTTGTCGCAGTGGGGTTTGTGAAAGTGTCCAGTGAAGTGGGGAATGTGCTAGCCATGAGTTACCAACCTAGTCGTCCTGCAGTGTCATCTGCGTTTGAGTCGTTATAAATCCAACCAGCATCATCATATGTAATTTCAGCCTGATTGTAAGCAATGTTCCCGCCACCCAAAGTCCCCAGACTGGCACTATTGAGCACAAAGAACTGGTAGTAGTTAAGCGGACTGAAATACAGTTCGTAAGTTGTCTGCTCGGGTGTCGCATTAATCGTCCAGCCTTCCAAAACGACCTGAACCGTAATATCCTCAGTTGAGCCGGGTACTTCATAAAGAAGACTGAAAGCGATACTTGGGAATGTTGTTAGGAATGACGAATAGGCGGTTGAGTTTTGTGCCCTGTCCGTAAAACCTATTTTGAACCTGAGACTGATCGGGTCGGAAAAGGTGTTGACAATCCAGTCGCCATTCCCTTGGGCTTGTGTCGTCGTGTAGTCGGCGGTGGAGCTGCTGAAGAAGGTCGCACCATATGAACTGATTGAAACAGTGTTTGAGCGTGTCTGATCCGCTAAACCTAGAGGCTGAATCGTTGCAGTGTTAATAAAAGAAGTACCGTTTTGGATGCGTTCAAACTCTTGATACGCGATTACTGACGCTGAAGTATTGCGACCGAAAGTAAACGCGGTGACCACATTGTCATCAATGTCGTTACGCCCATACGGGAAGATGAACTGGCCCGTAAAACTGCCGTAAGCCTTTGATCTGATAATTCCGCGCTCTGTCGCCTGCAAAATGTTCAGTTGGTTAAGTACAGTCCCCGTATACGTTTGTGCTGACGCAATCGAATCACCAACACTTGACAAAACATCAGTGACAGTCAGATCGGACGGTAAAACAACAATATTAAATTGTTCCATTTGCGCAGTCGTAGCGGCCTGAGTCAAAGAAACATTCGTAGCCTGATAACGACCTGTGCGTGACAACGGGTCACTACAAACAATTGTTGCGGTACTCAAACCAGTGTTGCCTGGGTAATCGTTAAAAGTGATCTCTTGAACTGTGAACACATCGCGGTAACCAGTCCCTGAAGTTTCACTAGCGGCATAAACTTTGTCATTGAAACTAAATGTGCTAGCAAGCCCTGAACTGTTATTAAGGGTTAGAACGAGTGATCCGCCGCTGTAGTTGTCTAAATACTTTTCGCGTCCCTGCCTGATATTTGCGGAAAGGACACTGCTCGTAAAGTCCGTTGATCCATTCAGGAGAAACTGCCACGATGTTGTCGGCATTACATCGCTCGAGTGTTAACGGGAATTGGTCCCGACTGGCGCACATACTGTTGGAGGGCTCTGACGATACTGTTGGGGTCGCCACCGTTTACATTGATTGTAATACTGCTTCCGCCTAGCGCGTTGTTTGGTGTGATGTTTCCAGACGTACCCGGCGTAAACAGTTCGGGTCCGCGCTCACCCACAAGGTAGGAACTACCGCCCGTGACAGGGCCACCGCTAGCACGAGCACCCGCCACCAACGGCGTAGACACACGACGGTAGATAGACGGATCAACTCCACCCGAACCGATAGGGGACTCAAGAAACTTAATTAGGTTTGCGGCGCGCTCGAGTCGTTCTAAGTCCATACTGTTGATTTCTATAGACAACTGGGTGGAAAGTTCGGGCGGGAAGTTAGCGGCGAAAAGAGCAAAAGATTCAGCCACAACAAGCTGTTGAGCATGGAACGCATCCATCTCTTCTTTGCCACCCTTAAACGCGGCAATAGCAGTCTCACGCAAAAGTATTAGATCAGCGTCTAATTGGTCAAAACTGACTTCGCGTTCAAACTGTCCGATCAGATTCTTCCACGCTGCCTCAGCAGTACCAATTGCAGTCTTTGCTTTACCCGCAGCAATCGTCAAATTGTCTAAAGGAGTTTCAGCGTTTTGAATTGCTGTCTTAAACTCTCCAGCACTTATGCGCCCTTCATTTAAAACGCCCGCTAAATCGCTGACTTCTTTTTCGGCTTGCGTGCCATTACCAACAATGTCTTTGAACAGTTCGGTAACTTTGTCGTCAAAATCTAAAGCGGCTGCAGCACCGTTAGCCAACATCGTCGCCAGCGGAATTAGTCTTTGACCAGACTTAATTTGCAAATCATCAACCGAGTCTCCTAGACCGTCCATCGCGGCGCGGTACTCTCGAGCCATTTGCAACTCGGCTTCAGAAATAACCTTTTGTTCTGAAACTTCTTTAAGGGATGCGCTTAGATCGTCCGCGCCCATCTCAATAAGTTCGGCCATCTGTTGCCAGCCCTTGCCGAGGAGCTGCGCTGCAACACGGGCTTTCTCTGCTGGGTCCTTAATCTTTTTTAGGCGGTCAATCGTGTTTAAGAATGTTTTGTTGACATCCAGCGACCCGTCTTTCAAATAGACAAGATCTATTCCAAGTTTGCGAACTTTGTCCGGGTCTGCACCAATCGTTTTATTGAGGCGACCGATAGCACCCTCAACGGCATCTATCGGGATCCCAATATCGCCCGCGGCTTCAATATAACGAGACGCATCCTGAACGGCTAAACCAGTCGCATCAGCAAACTTGCCCGCAGATATCGCAAGATCTTGAAACGCTGCCATTCCGTCAAATACAAACTTGCCGACCGCCGCACCCGCTGCTACTGCAAAAGTTGCGGCGTTAGCGGCGACCGCATCAAACGCGACTTTAGAGCCAGCCTTAAACTTCCCTAGGCCGCCTTCAGCATTTGCAACGGCTGCTTTAAAATCACCAAAAGCCTTTTTAGCGTCTTTAATTCCTTTGTCTTGAAGGTCCGTAATGATCGGAATACGGATAGCCATTACAACACCAACGCTTTCGTCAACGCACTAACTCGAGCCATGACCTCATCAACAGACTTAGACATTTGATCTTCAATAGCCCCCGCGTTGTTCTCATAAGCACGCCACATCACACGGGAAGGCGGATCGCTAATAGCAGTCAAGTTAGAACCAAAATTACGTTTGTTTGAACGCTTGCCCGCCATGTCCAAAATAGACGCGCCAATATCCTTTTGAGTAATGGTAAGAACTGCATCCTTTTTCTTAGACAATGATGTCTCAACCTTGACACCTTTAGACGCTGACAACTGGTTATATGGAAACAACATGATCCCGCGGTCTTTGTCTTTCCATGCGCGAGACATACCAGAAAGGTAATCCGAACGGTACGCGCCCTTAGCCTCATCTATCGCAGGTTTTACGATCTGCTTCGCGTCTTTTAAAAACTGTTTCTTAACCTCAGGCTGAATCTTTTGGAGCACCTTCAAAGTGGATTCGAGTCCTTGGACTTGCATCGTCATTTGTTGCGCTCCTTCATGATCTCTGCGACTGTCAGGAGGTCGTCAACATCAAACTCTACATCATCAGGGAAGTAGCCCGTTAGAACTAGGAGCTGCGCTAGTGAGTGTCTGAAACTTCCACCGGGGTAACTTTTCCCGAATCACTATTCACGATCTCAATGTCTACAAGTTTGTTAACGAAAGAGTCAAACTCCACGGGGATGGACTGACCGTGTTCGGTCTGAATCTTCGCGGCGTGCCACGCCATAAACGCCATATCTTCCATACCGAAATTCTCGGCAAGGTCACCCGTTTTCATTTTGAACTTGCGTTCCCACGCAACCAATGTTGCGAGCGTGGTCGTGATCGTGGCGGGTCCGTAACCAATATCAAATCGGATCGTAAGTTTCATGTCGGGCTCATTTCTGTTGAGGTTTGTTTAGACTTCAGTCCAAGCGAACGTGCCACCCATAAAAGTGACGGAACAAGTCGTGAGTTCTCCGAGCGTGTACGCGACAGGGAGTTCTTCTAGGAAACTGTTGGACAGTGTGCCGAGCGGATTCGTCGCGGTAGTAGCACCGGACGAACCTTTAATGGTGATCGTTGCAATGTTCGTCCCGACGAGAGCCTTCAAAGTTGCGTAGGTTTCGGTGGCCGCCGTTGACCAGTACAAGTCGAGTGACAAGGAGTTGTCTTGCAATCCTGCAGTGTACGAAATAGCGGTAGAGCCGAACGCGTTAGCCTGCAACGCGGTGATCTTTTGCGACAAGGTAGCCGACGTGCACTGGTCGGATAGATCCACTGCACCGATGGATACAACTGGGTTAGAGAGAACTGTTGAAGTGGGCATGACGGATCAATCCTTTTTCTTGTTGGTCGCGTCGGGCTTCTCAGATAATTTAGCACTCTTGCTCGGATGAATGTCGGAACGCTGAATGAACCCTCCAGCGAGCAACCACTCAATGTCGTCGGACGGTTGGGCCATAAACGGTTTCCCGATCTCGCCCACTCGAACTGAACTAATGATGTAACGATCCATTGCTTATCCGTTCTGTGCTTGTAATGGGATGATGAGTTCGTACCCTGCATAATCCGCCCCGCCGACCGTGACAACTTTCGGTGATGCCGACATGACCGCAATGTTCTTAAGTACCAAAGCAGACGTAAGGTTCAGCAGCTGACGCAATGCGTCAAGGTTGCCGGGACCATTGCTGATTAGCGTGACAGGAAAAGTCATTTTGACAATGTTGTAGTTGAACGACTCGATGGATGGAGCATCCACAAAAGCGCAAGGTGGAGCGATATTGCGAGGATCATTAACGACACGAAGGCCCGCAATAGTTTGGAGAGTAGTGACCAGATCATCTAGTGCCTCGTTCAGGAAGTCCGTGTAAGCCATTTTA